GACAAGAGCCGCACAGACGGGTATAAATACATAAACGACAAGGCAAGCCCGAACTATAACAAAAAAACATATAAGCCAGTCGATTTTGAGGCAGTGAAAGCGAACGCGCCGAAAATGCCCGGGACAGATACGCCCGAGCCGCGATTCTACACGACGGAGCAAATCCGGCTTGAACCGGAAGAACCGGAAGAATTTATCGAAACGGGAATCGAGATTTTCGACAAACGAAATCGCGGATTGTGCAAAGGCGAAATCACAATCATCTCCGGCGAGACAGGGTGCGGGAAGTCGAGTTTAGTTTTTCAAATGGTGCTTGAAGCGGTACAGTGCGGGTATAAGGCGGCGTTATTCTCCGGCGAATTAAAGCGCAAGCGCGTGTATAAGTGGCTTTTATCGCAGGCGGCGGGCAAAAAATATATGCGTTCCACACAGTATGATAATTATTTTATCCAGAACGAGGAGTGCGAGATGCCTATATCAAAATGGCTTGACGAAAAAGTATATATTTACAACAACAGATACGGGAATTTATTCAGTTTTATAAAATCCGAACTGAACGCATTAGTATCGGAAAAGCGCGTCGATTTGATTATTCTCGACAATCTGATGAGCATGGATATAGAGGATTTATCGGACGAAACAAATAAGCAGCAGACGGTTTTTGTAAATCAACTGAAGAAATTCGCGGAAATAAACAACGTGCATGTCGCTTTTGTCGCTCACCCGCGAAAACCGAACGGGCAGAATCTAATCAGCAAGTATGATGTTTGCGGAAGTTCCAATATTGTGAACTTAGTTGACAATATTCTGATAATTTACAGGACGACAAATAGTTATTCAATGCTGAAAGCGAAAGAGTTTAAGTGCGTAGCTGTTGAGGGTGCCGGGAATGAGTTACGGATATGCAAAGACAGGACAGGCGGCGAAATGGATTTATTTATTCCGTTGTACTTTGAAAAAGAAAGCAAGAGATTAAAAAATTCATTTGAAGAAATAAAGTTTTACGGCTGGCAGGGCGACAGTCCGGAAATAATAGATATTGCGGACGACCCGGATTTGCCGACAGATTGGAGATAAAATATGGTCGAGAAGATTTACATAAACGGTATAGAGGTTATCCCGCCGGAGTTTATCTGCCAGAAGTGCGGACAAGAAAAATTATAGTTTCAGTACATTGAAAACAATCGCGCTATACAAATGCGATGTGGCAGTTGTCGCGCATGGGCGGGAAACTACAAGTATGACAAGCGGTCAAAAGAAGAAATCAGACGGGATAAAATTTCCGAATGGCGGAATGAGTTTCGCGCAGTACCGTGTAACGGTACAAGCAGAAACTCATTCAAAAATAAGTCTGCAAAGAATGATATAGAAAATTCGTTAAAGGCGCTTGATATACTTAGTCATAAGGATATAGGCGTATGACGATAAAATTTTTATGGCGTGAGGGGTATAGGCAATGATAAATTTTATCAAGCGTATTTTCGATAAACTGTCATGTATGCACGAATACGAGATGATTCAGGAAGCGCATTATTCCGACAGTCCAGACAGGTACTTGTATCTTTGCCGTAAGTACGGGAAATTCAAAAAAATCAGATTGTAGGTGGAAGTATGAGCGAACATACCGAACAGCAATGCGTATTCGAGTGGGCAGCGTACAACATAGGCAAATACCCTGAGCTTGAACTTTTGGCGGAAATCCCGAACGGCGGGAAGCGCGACATTGTTACGGCGGTAAATCTAAAGGCTGAGGGCGTCAAGGCGGGATTTCCAGATATAATTTTGCCGGTGCCGAGAGGCGATAATCGTTATCACGGACTATCTGAACGGCGCGAAACCGCACGAGTACGCAGGACTGAACGAGTATATTGCGGGGAAATATTGCGAAACGAAAGGAACTCGATTATGAACAAAACAAAAATAGACTGGGCGGATTTTTCATGGAATCCCGTCACGGGCTGTGAAAATGACTGCGAATACTGTTATGCGAGAAAGATAGCGAACAGATTTGAGGGATTTGAACCGCGTTGCGGCGGCGAATATATACCGGACGGAAAAGGGACAAGTCCAAAATCAATTTACAATTCGACGCATAATGAACCATTACACATTTTCAACGAACAGCCGTTTAAGCGGACAATAGGCGGATTATGGCAAAAAGCGAGTTTTCCGTATGATTTTGAACCGACGTTCCACAGATACCGGCTTGACGAACCTACGCATTTGAAGACGCCGTCAACAATATTTGTGTGCAGTATGGCGGATTTATTCGGGGACTGGGTGCCGGACGAATGGATTTATGACGTGTTCGACGCATGTGCCGCCGCGCCTCAGCACAGATATTTATTCCTGACGAAAAACCCGGCGCGATACTGGGAATTGAAGAACAAAGGATTACTGCCGGCAGAAAGTAATTATTGGTTCGGAGCAACGATGACAAATAGTGAAAGCGAAAATTACACGGCTGACAATCTGCCGGATTATACGGGAACGCCAATCCCTACGCATCGAAATACGTTCGTTAGCGTAGAGCCTATACAGGACGATATTGAGGATAAACACCCGACGGGGGGATTTTTCACATACTATTCTAAATGCGTTAAATGGGCGATATTAGGCGCGGAGACGGGAAACAGACGCGATAAAATCGTGCCTAAACGCGAATGGATAGAAAAAATAGTTAAGGCTTGTCAAAAGGCAAAAGTGCCCGTATTCATGAAATCCAGTCTCGCGGATATTTGGGGTGAACCACTGATTCAAGAAACGCCGTTTGCGGCAAATAAAACATAGGAGTATAGATTTATGCAAAAACAGAACAGAAAAACAATCGTAACGGCGGTGACAATAATCGCCCTGCTGGCACTGACAGCAACTGCGTGGATTATATGGCTGAATTTACAGCCGACACCGCATCTGAGCGACGGGACTACCGTCAGACGTGCAGATATATATGTGGACGAATCCCCCGTCGCTTCGCGCCACCCCCTTTACGCGCTCTGCGCTAAAGAGGGCTTGGGGCTGACGGAAGACGAATACAGAATGATTGCGATTACGGCGGTGAACGCCGATTTTACGTCAGACGACAGCATGTTGGCGGTGATACGTGTGATATACAACCGAGTTCACGACAGTCGCTTCCCTGATACAGTTCAGGGAGTTTTGACGCAAAAGGGGCAGTTCGAGAACTGCGATAAAGTTGCGGTATATGCCCGTGAGGCGTATGACTACGAGCACATCAAAACGCTTGTAGACCGAGTGTGGATTGACGGTGCGGACCCGTTCGAAGGCGCGAACGCGCTATTCTATGCGGCGGCGAAAGTCAATCCGGCGCGCATCGCAAGAGGGCTGACGCTGGTGTGCGAGTGCGGACAGAGTAATTTTTACAGTCAGGAGTAATGTTAAATGAAAAATATATATAAATACGCGCAATTACAGGAAATGTGGTCATATCCGTTAGAGAAAAAAATTGAAATCGCAAAAAAAGTAATCATAGAAACTTTTGAACGGGGGAATAGAATTGGATTAGCATTTTCAGGCGGCAAAGACAGCACCGTTCTGTGGGATTTAATCCGTAAAACTTCGCCGGAAAAAGCTAAAAATATGGTTATTATATTCGGGAATACCGGAGTAGAATACAAAGAATCTCTTGACTTTGCCCGCAAACTCGGAAAAGAATGGGGCAGAGATAATTTCCATGAGACGAAGTTAGACAGATTGAAAGTCCCGCGTCTGAAATATGAAGCGCAAAAAGAAGTTTTGGCTATGATTGAGGAATCCGGAGAAATATACGATTGTCTGAACAAAAAAGGCAGACTGTTATATACTGATATTTTAAATAAATATGTCACTGATAATATGTGGGCAGATTTCCGAAAGCGTAAACTTGTATGGGAAGCAGATACACAAATCAGTTTCTGGTTTATCGCCGAACAGTACGGATTCCCGATACTCGGTAAAGACGCGACAAAATTGGACGCTCCGCGCATAAATATCAACGTGTTTTTAAAATACAGCAGCGAACAGTCGGACGGCAATAAAAAATATTATGATATGCTGAAAAAATTCCCCGACTTGAGAATATCTCACTCATGCTGTCATTTTATAAAAGAAGCCCCTTCGCAGAAATTACAGAAAAAACTCGGTGTTGACACGTTATTCAGGGGACTTTTGGCAAGCGAGAGCCGCCGCCGGACGTTTACATTCTTGGATAAGGGATTTATATATATGTCAAAAGATAATACATTGTATTCTTCGCCTCTGTCAATTTTCACAGATTCCGATATATGGGAATATATACGGGAATTTGATGTGCCTTATTCGGAATTATACGATTTGACGGATAATGACGGTAATATATTGTTTGAGCGGAACGGTTGTTATACTTGCGGGACAGGATTAGCGTTCTGCGGAAACAACATTGAAATATTGCGAAAACACTATCCCGACAAATGGGAAGCTCTTATGCGGTACGGAATGGCGCGGGAAATGAAGATTTTCGCGTGTGCAATCAGCGACGACGTTAAGCTCAATCTTTTAGACAGCGATTTTCTTATAGACAGCCGTCCGTGTGCTTTTGACAGGCTAACGCCGAGATTTGACAATATATTGGAGGCTCTGACGCAAACAAGTATATTTGATATGGTTTAGCCGAAAGGCGGAAAGGATTTTATGGATTTTAAAGAAGCATATAAATACGGAAATAATTTAATATTTACACAGCAATGTCCAAATAAAGCGGCAGAATATAACTCAATATGTTTAGACGCACTGAAAATGCAAATTCCGCAAAAGATTGTAATTGAAAACTGGAGCAGTACATATTGTCTAAAATGCGGATATGAACTAAGCGAACATCAAGGCGACGGTTATTATACACATCCCGACTTTCTTGAAATGTGTCCGCACTGCGGTCAAAAAATATTTTGGAAATACGCAAACGACGATGACGAAAGCGAGGGCGAAAATAATGCTAAGTAAAGAAAAGAATATTTACGCGCCTTTTGACGTATTCAGCAAAAATTTTGAATTGTACTGTGAAGCCGTCAGAGACCGCGACAGGTGGAAGAAAAAAGCGGAGGCGCTTGAACGTGGGATAAAAAGCCTAAAAAAGTTTAATTATTCAGCGGTATGTAATTTGTGCAATAAAAGAATATCTTGCAAAGAATGTAGATATAAAAAGGACTGTGATAAATGGGAATTTGATGAAGCGAGATTTTCAGAGGAAGGTGGCAACAGTGATTGACGAACGTTATATGTTTCGTGGCAAAAGAATTGACAACGGCGAGTGGGTGACTGGTTGTTACTGCAAACAAATTAAATGCGTAGATGAGGGAATCCATGTTGTTGATGTAATTCAAATCGTCTGCAAAAACGACATGGGCGCAACTGTGACCCGTACTTTTGAGGTTTACCCTGCGATGGTAGAGCCGGTTGCTGTGAAAGTGATAATTGAAACAGAGGACGATAAAGGTGTGCCGTATGAATTTATCCATGTTAGATGTCCAAACTGCGAAAACATAATATCGCAAATGTACAAACGGTCAAAAGAGCCGCGAAGCATTTATCTTGGTGGGAAATACTGCTGTGATTGCGGGCAGCGTCTTGACTGGAGCGAATTTTTGAAAGGCAGTGATAGAGATAATTGATAACACAAATGCTTTAGTCGTATATAGACCGCCTGATTTTTTGGAAGTGTAATACGTGCAGGCAAATCATTCCAGGATTTTATCAATAGTATAGCAGACGCATTTATACCAATCGTTAAATGGGTACAAGCTCATCAAGCAAAGAAATCCATGAGGAGTATATCGCCTCACTCGCACCTGATGCGCGCAGCCGTGAAGAGGAAATCGCTTCTATCGGCGTTGATGCAGAGGTGGAGAAGTCAAAGACGGTGTTCCCGCGTCTGAACGGTAAATCTAACGGACAGCCGTTTGTGTGGGACTACCAGATTAAGGGCTTCCTGAAAGAGGCGGCGCGAGCTATGGCACGCGTGACAGGCTTGGAAACATCGAGGACAAAGGCGTATCTTAAAATTGTGAACGACTGTATATTTGTATACCCGCGCAAAATCCCGTTGAATTACGACGGCGCGGAACAGGGCGCGGTCGGGAGCTGCCAGCGTCCGCTTCGGGCTCAGACAATGCAGGGTGAGAGGGTCACAATAGCCAACAGCGAAACGGTTCCGGCGGGCGCGTGGTTCGACTTCGACGTAAAAATGTACGACGAAAAGTATGAGAAGTTACTGCTGGAGCTCCTGCCGTATGCCGCCGACAAAGGGTTATTACAGTGGCGCAACTCCGGCAAAGGCAGAACGGACATCTCTGTTGTTTCATAGCGATGTTATTGTGGGGTATCGTAAAGCGAATTGAAGTAAAGCACAGTTTAGGTTTGGTTTTGAGACGTTTAGAAATGTTAAGTGCAGTTTAGGCTAAGTCAAGTTTCGCGTAGCTATGTGTCGTAATGGTATTGTCATGTACAGTCAGGTAGTGTTGCGGTATTGTATGGCTCGGTTTGGTTTAGGCTTGGGGTAGTTGTGTTACGATTTGCTTTGGCATTGCTTAGCCTTGATAGTCTGGCGGCGTATTGTTAAGCATTGGTTCAGTATGGTCAAGTTTTGTAAAAAAAGAGCCGCCGGACGCAGCTACCGACAGCTCTGTTTATGGAGGTTTTTGAGGTTTCCATCGAAATGTCATTGTATGTATTATAGCATGTATAAGCATATTTGTCAAGAGTGAGGGGGAAGATGTATAAAATGGATATGAGTATCGAGAGACTGAAACAGTATACAATAATAGAAAGGGAAATGAAGACATTAGAGAACCGAATAAGTAAATTAAGCATTAGAAAATACAAGTTTGGAGTTGACACCGTAAGTTATTCTTTGAATCGGGAACCTTATACTAAGCGCAACATAACAATATCGGGGTATGGTTATGACGCGACTGACGATAATAGAAAGCATAAACTAATTAAGCATATAAAAGAACGTTTGCAAACTCTTAACGATGAATTTGACGAAATTACAGCATTTATCGAATCTATTGACGACAGTGAAATTAGACAGATTATAGACTATAGGTATATTGACGGCTTGTCATGGAATATGACGGCAACAAAAATATACGGGTATCCTTGCGGAGATAGGGCAAGAAAAAAACTTGAAAGATTTTAGTTTTGTCCGTTTTGTCCGTTTTAGATGTGTTATTATATTAGCATGAATATTTATATGCTGAACATATTAGAAAAATCTACAAACAAAGTTTGTGATTTTTCAAAATGTTTAGTTAAAACAGTTTGGCGTATCAGCCGGGCTGTTTTGTTTTGGATAAAAATAAAAAGCAGGTGAGGTGGTTGTGGCACTCAAAGGGAAACAAAAACGATTTGTAGAAGAATATTTAATAGATTTGAACGCAACGCAGGCGGCAATCAGAGCGGGTTATTCGCCTTTGACTGCGTATTCGATAGGCGACGAAAACCTGAGAAAACCTGAAATTGACGTTGCTGTAAAAAAAGCTATGGCAATCCGCTCAAAACGCACAGGAATAAATCAAGACAGGGTACTTTTGGAAATCGCGAAAATCGCGTTTGTTAATCCTATTGATGTTATCAACATGGATTCCGCCGAAATTAAAGGCGAAGCTGACCGCGACGACACTGCGGCTATAGCGTCTGTAAAAGTAAAAAAAATCCCTACAGACTACGGATATATTACGGAACGCGAGGTTAAAACGTACGATAAAATCAAAGCGTTGGAATTACTCGGCAAGCATTTGAATATGTGGGACGGCGATTCATTCCGCGGAAGCGAAGAGGTGAACATAATTGACGACATATAAATTGTCCGATGTTGTATCGAAAGCATTTAGCGAACCTCATCAGGCTTTAAAAAGCAGTAAATACAATCAACTTGTGCTCAAAGGCGGCAGAGCAAGCGGAAAATCGTCTTATGCTTCTGTTGAGGGAATTTTGTTGTTATTGAATCACAAAGAAATAAACGGGGTTGTAATGCGTAAGGTTGGGAATACGCTCCGTTCAACAGTTTATTCACAGTATATTTGGGCAATCGGAGCATTGGGATTACACGGAAAATTTAAATGCACAGTATCTCCTATGGAAATAATATACAGACCTACGAGACAAAAAATAATGTTTTTCGGCGCGGATGACCCTGGTAAAATAAAATCGCTGAAAGTTTCAAACGGATATATAGGTTTTTTACATCTGGAAGAGCTCGACCAGTTTTCCGGCGAAGAAGAAGTACGTAATATTGAACAGTCTGTTTTGCGCGGCGGCGAATTATCGTTTGAAATTAAGACGTTCAATCCGCCGAGGACAAAAGACAACTGGGCGAATAAATATTGTCTGACTGAAAAAGATATGCAGCTGATACATCACAGCACATTTGAAACAATGCCGCGAGAGTGGTTAGGAAATAGAATTTTAAACGACGCCGAACATTTAAAACAAATAAATCCGGCTGCTTATGAGCATGAATTTCTCGGAATTGCTAATAGTACCGGCGGCAGCGTATTTGAAAATGTCGTTGTCGAAAATATATCGGAGGATATAATAAAATCGTTAGACCGCTTCTATTACGGCGTGGACTGGGGATTTTATCCAGACCCGTGGGCGTTTGTGAAATGCGCGTATAATCACAGCCAGAGAATATTATATATAATCGACGAAAAAATGGAGCTTAAAAAGAGTAACCGCCAGACGGCGGATTTTTTATTAAATGAGAAAAAATTAACACGCGACGATTTAATTATATGCGACAGTTCCGAACCGAAATCGGTCGCAGATTATTTAAACTTCGGTTTGTATGCGCGGGGCGCTGAAAAGGGACCGGATTCTGTAAAATATTCTACGAAATTTTTACAGGGTCTGACAAAAATTGTTATAGATAAGACAAAATGCCCGCATACGGCAAAAGAATTTCTTGAATATGAATATGAAAAAACACGAGACGGTGAAATTATAAGCGGATATCCCGATAAAAATAACCATTTTATCGACGGTGTACGCTACAGTTTAAATTTAGTCTGGCGGCAAGGAGGAAGTTAATTGTTAGTCGTTCTTGAAAATATATTCAACTGGTTTAAAAAATTATTCGGCATAATACCGCGAAAATCGGCAGATGCGCAGAATGCGCAGAATATATATGCCGAAAATTACAGGAGTACGTCGGAGCCGGTAAACCTTACAGCAATAATCGCGCTGAAACTGACTAATATCGTTATAGCGGAAGCTAAAATTGAAGCCCGTGATAAAAATTCGGAAGCTGACAGTTCAAGCAATATTAATCCGCGTATCGATTTTCTTAACGGTTCGCTTCAGAATATTGTCGGTAAATTAAATGTAATAGTCAAGCGCGTTTTCGGCATAGGCGGTGTAATCATAAAGCCGTATATATATAACGGACAAATATATAACGATATACTGCCGCAGACGCGCTATTTTGTAATTGAGCAAATCGGGGAAGTCGTCACAAAAGCCGGATTTATTTCGGACTGGATTAAGAACGACGCGCAGGCGAACTCCGACGAATATATGAGACTTGAATATCATTCGCTTGACGAATCGGGATTGTATACTATTGAACATAGGGCGTTGAAAAACGGACAGCAAATACCGCTTACAGATGTTGCCGAGTGGTTTGAAATCCCGGAAGTCATGCAGATTACCAACGTTAATCAAATGCTTTTTGCATTTATAAAATGCCCTGTCGATAACCGAGAAGCTGAGTTAAACTCTGTCGACAGTATTTACGGAGTTCCCGTAACATTCGGCAATGATAAAATAATCAAGATGATTGTAGATATAATAAAAGAAATTCCGGACGAATATAAAAACAAAAAGGCGTTTATCGGCGCGGACGATTTGCTGTTCGACAAAAACAACAAACTGCCTGCAAACGGTTTGTATAAGTTATTCAGGGCAGGCGGCGGAATTGACAAACAGGCTTTTTGGGAAATTTTTTCGCCGGAGATACGGCAGACTTCATATTTTGAGGGCATAAACGGTCTGCTTGATATTCTTGAAATGTCTGTTGGCGTAAGTTCGGGGCTTCTGACAGGCACGCATACGAGAAGCGCAACTGCAACTGAAATAGAATACGGCATGTTTGATACGGAGATTCTCGCAGACAGTATGCACAAAAATATAGAGATATCAATAAATCAGTTAGTATATGCTTTTGACGTAATCGCCGATGCGTTCAGTTTGTCGCCGGCTTCAAACTCAGATTACTTTGTGAACTATGACTGGATGAGCTGGAGCGAAAGAAGCGATACGCGGTGGAAACAGTTATTGGATGGGTTTGCGTCTGGAGCTGTGAGTTTAGTCGAATTAAGACAGTATCTATTCGACGAAAACAAAGAGCAGGCGCTTGCTAATATGCCAGAACAGATTACGGACATTCCCTTGGCTGTAGGTGAGTAGTTATGTTATCAGAACAACAGCTTGCTTTACTGCCAGTTCCAATACAAAAACATTTCAGAGCATTGGAACGGGACATCGTCACGCGCCTCGCAGAACATATCGGCAGAATCGGAGCGGTTACGCCGACAGATTTGTTCCGTCTTGAAGAACTGCGCAATATCGGGTACGATATGCAGGAAATTGAGCACGAAATTTCCGTAACGTCAAATCGCGCCGAAACTGAAATTCACGGTTTATTGTCCGGCGCGGCCGAATCTGAATATATTTCACTTGATACGGCAATACCGTTTGGACAGAACAGACAGCTTCATACGCTTATTCAGTCTATAGAACAGGCTACAGCCGGTACATTACGCAATATAAGCAATACGTCGACGATAGGGCTGCTTACACGCTCCGGGAACGTAAAGCCGATAGCGGCGGCGTATCAGAATTCGATAGATTATGCGGTAACTCAGTTGAGGACCGGGCAGACGGATTTTTATTCGGCAATCCGTCAGACGGTAAAAAATCTGTCGGACGGCGGCGCGAGAGTTATATATCCGGCGGGTGCTACCAGGCGTCTTGACACGGCGGTTAGACAGAATATACTCGGTGCACAGGCTGAACTGTCAAAACAGCAGGCTGAAATAACAGGGCAGCAGTTCGGCGCGAACGGGTGGGAACTCTCGTATCATTCAGGTCACAGACCGAGTCATTGGTTCGGAGGTCGACAGTTCACTAAACAAGAATTTGACAGGCAGGGTATAGGCGCGTTAATGGATGAGTGGAATTGTTACCACCGGAAATTTCCAATAATTATAGGAATATCACAGCCTACGTATAGTGCAGAGCAGTTACAAGAATTTGACGCTAAACAAAAAGAGACGCATGAGTTTAACGGTCAGCAATTCACAAAATACGAAGCTACACAGAGGCAAAGGCAATTCGAGACGGCAATACGCCAAAAACGCGACGAAGCAAACGCTTATACAGCATTGGCAGATGGTCACATCGCCGGCGGCGGCAGTAAGGGCGACGCGCTGTATAAGCAGTATAAAGAAACGGCGACGCTTGCGAGAGGTAAGGCGCAGGCTATAAATCAGGAATACATCCGATTCAGTGAGAAAATTGGGTTGTATACTCAGCCGAAGCGTATAAGCGTGCCTAAATAACATTTTGAAAAATCAACAACTCTGTTGTTAGATTTTTCTAATATGTTATTTTTAAAATTGAATAGAAATTTCAACAAAATTATAATGAACATCCAGAAAAATCAAGAAAAAATTTTAATTTTTTCAGATTTTTCTGGATGTTCATTATGTTGAGATTTTTTTATATACCGGTCAGGAAATCAGACCTAAAACAGTTCATTCGTAGCGGACGGTTAAACGCCTATAAATAACCTAATACGAATTATTACAGGAGAATTTATTTTATGAAAACAGAATTTTTAAAAAACCTCGGCGATTTTATGACAGACGAAATTATTAACAGAATTATGGAAGAAAACGGCAAGGACGTTGAAAAATTAAAAAAACAAAACGAAAATTTGACGGCAGAAATCGGGACGCTGAAAAATAGTTACAGCGAGGTCGAAACAAAACTCAAAGCATTTGACGGCATAAATATCGAAGAATTGCGCGGACAAATCTCCACTCTTACAAAATCTATTTCAGATACAAAATCGGAATGGGAAAAGAAATATAACGACCGTGAATTTCAATATAATCTTAACGAATTTATAAAAGGCAAAAAATTCAAATACCCTGAATTTGAGGATTATTATGCTAATAAAATCAGTTACGCGCTTGCAGACGAAAAAAATAAGGGCAAAAATTTCGACGACCTTTTGAACGAATTTGTCAAAGATAAAGACGGGAACCCGCGGTCAGATTTATTCGCGGAAGAAAAGGCGCCGGAACAAAATAATCCTCATCAGGTTACTTTCCCTAAAAATCCTATGCCTGCTGCGGGTAAAGCCCCTGTAACGACAAAAATCAATCCTTTTGCGAAAGACACTTATGATGTCAAAGAACAAATCAGGATATATAAAGAAAATCCCGTTAACGCAAGAGAATTAGCAAAAACTGCTGGCGTGACACTGCCAGATTGACATACTCCCCACGCATAAATGCGGGGGATTCTGGGGTGCTAACGACAAACGCCGACTAAAGCCGTACTTACAGCATCTCTCCCAAGAGTGGATGCCCCCACTCTTAATATATTAACCGCCGCATTGAAATCCCTATCGTGTTCAACACCGCAAACAGGACAAATCCATGAACGGACTTTCAACGTCAAATCGTCTAAAACAGAACCGCAGTTTGAACAGGTTTTGCTCGACGGATAGAAGCGCGGGATTTCTACGACATGAACGCCGTACTCGACAGCTTTATTTTTCAGAATATTGACAAAACTGCTGTGTGATAAATCGGAAATCTTTTTGCTCCACATTCGCTGCATGGCTTTTATGTTCAAGTCTTCGAGGCAGATAATGTCGTAGGTTTCGCAGAGTTCGTTCGCTAAATTGAAGTGAAAGTCTTTGCGTTGATTGGCGATTTTGATATGTTGCTTTGCGAGGTTATATTTAGCCTGTTTTCTATGGTTTGAACCTTTTTGCTTATGAGACAGAGAGCGGTTTAACTTCTTAATTTTAGCCTGACTTTCCTTGAAAAACAGAGGCGAGATTACATCATTTCCGTCGCTTGCTTTGAGATATGTCTTTAATCCGAAGTCAAACCCGACGATTTTACCCGTTCCGGTTCTGATTATATTCGTATTATCTGCTATCTCGCAGGTGAAGTATATGTATAAATCCCCTATGCTGTCTCTCTTGACTGTCACTGTCTTAATTACGCCGTCTATCTCGCGGGATTTGAAATATTTATATCTTTTTCCGGCAATCAAGACGGAATTATCATCAAAAAGTTTATACCCACATTGTTTCAGCGTGAACGACTTATATTTCCTGCGTTTCTTGAACGACGGCGGCGCAGTCTTGCCTTTACGTTTTAAGTTCCTGAAAAATAATGTGTATGCGTTTTCTATCCTGTCTGTTATGTTCTGTATCGCCTGCGAGTTGAGATTACTCCAATGATTGTACTTATTTTGCTTTTTCAGTTTGGCAATATGCGCTTGCAGTTTGATTTTATTCAAATGAGAACCATACAAACGATAATATCTTTTGTGCAAAGCTATACAGTGGTTATATATTTCAGCAGACAAATTTATCAAGTCTATCAAATGTTTATTTTTCTTACTGTTATACAGCTTGAAACAATACGCTTTTATCATCATTTTTCCCTCTGCGATGTTTTCTGACTTTCTATATACTGTTTGATTATACTTAACGGAGCTCCGCCGACTGTAGAAACAAAATAACTATTACTCCACAGCGTCGGCAGTTTCGTCGTCAGTTCGACAAACTCTTTGCGCATGACATACGAAGTGTACCCCTTGACTTGTTTCACATATTTGTGAACCCCGAATTGCGGGTCAACTTCAACAAGCATATGCACATGGTCTGGCATGATTTCCATTTCGATTATATCGACTTTCATATCTGAACTTTTTTGTCTTATCAGCTCCTCTAACCGTTCAGCT